AAAAGTTTGTGTTGAAAAAATAGTTTGTGTCGAAGACTCCATAAGTTTGTTGCGAAAAATCGGACAAATCGGACACCCAGTACCCGTTCGGCGACCCCTCGGAAGATAGTCCCTAATCACACGCAATCAGGCATTATGAGCAACTAACTAAGTCCAATTTTGCTACAACTACACAAAAAAAAGACCCCCCATTGTTAAAAAACGACGACCCCTACATATGTTCACTCCCGTTTTATATTTTTCTGGGTTATTTGGTGGTGGGTCGCTGTAGGTTTCTGACCTGCGGAAACGTGCTTTTTTAAAAATAGTTTTGTTTTTTCTGTTACCATTGTCTTTGGTAACGCCTTAGTCATAGTGTAAGGCTTTTCCTACGTTGGCTGGTATTAAAGCCAACCAGCCAACACTATATCCTAATATAATATTATAGGGTAGTATTATACTACACTGGTTGGGTTCCAGTACCACCCAACCTAGTCGCAATCACATTATATGATTTTTAAAAGGGGCGCGCAATGGCTGCCAAGTCAGGTTTATCTCACCATCTTAAGGGTGAGTCAGCCAAGAAGAAAAAAAATTTTTTAACGGCTATTGCTAATGGTATGACTGTTAACGCCGCCTCTGAGGTTGCTGGGGTTAAGGCTGATACGGTTAAGTATTGGGTTAAGTCTGATGACCAGTTTAGGCTGGAGTTGGATGATGCTAAGGTTAAAAGGGATAATGTTAGGGCTGGTTCTGATACCGCCGATAAGTTTAATCTTTCGTTTGAGGACTTTTCTCAAGACTATCTTGAGATGAAGGTTTTCCCTCATCAGCAGAATTTCATTTCCCTTCTTGAGAAGGGTGAGCCTGCTTGGGTGCACGATAGTATGGTTTATGAACCTGCTACCCGTAACCGTGTTTTAATTAATATTCCCCCTGAGCACGCCAAGTCAACCACTATCACGGTTAACTATTCAACGTATCGTATTGCCCTTGACCCGAATGTGCGTATCATCATTGTGTCTAAGACTTTGTATAAGGCACGCGAGTTCGTTTATGCTATCAAGCAAAGACTGTCCCACCCTAGGTGGTCTAAGTTGCAAAAAACTTATGGACCTGATGGTGGTTGGAAAGATGATGCTGATACTTGGAAAACTGACACAGTGTATCTGGGTTCTGAAACTAGGGATTCTTCTGAGAAGGACCCTACTCTTCAAGCCCTTGGTATGGGTGGTCAGATTTACGGTGCCCGCGCCGATTTAATTATTCTTGATGATTGTATAACTGGTGCTAACGCCCACGAGTGGGAAAAGCAAATCAAATGGTTGCAGCAAGAAGTTATTACCCGTTTGGGTAAGAACGGTAAACTTCTAATTGTTGGTACCCGTATTGCTTCTAATGACTTGTACCGCGAACTTCGTAATCCTGAGCATTGGTCTGGTGGTAAATCACCTTTTACATATTTGGCTATGCCAGCAGTTTTAGAAGTTCACGATGACCCCAAAGACTGGGTGACTTTATGGGCGCGTTCCGATAGACCTTGGGATGGCGACGAAGACACCACACCTGATTCTGATGGATTATACCAAAAGTGGGATGGTCCAACGCTCTTTAATAGACGTTCAGAAGTCACCCCCTCAACTTGGGCAATGGTTTATCAGCAACAAGATGTTGAAGATGATTCCATTTTCCCACCACTTGCAATAACTGGTTGCGTTAACGGTATGAGAAAAATTGGTCCGTTAAGTTTTAAAGCACCAGGGCACCCTAATGGTGGAACGTTTAGAATTGTTATGGGCATTGACCCTGCTATGGCAGGTGCAACTGCAGCCGTCATTGTGGCAGCAGATGTTGAAACCAATGAGCGTTACATTCTTGATGCTGTAAATATGACTGAACCTACTCCAGCCAAAATCAGGGAACTGATTGAGGAATGGACTTTAAAATATCAACCCAATGTGGTTGTAGCGGAGAAAAATGCCTTCCAACTCTTCCTCACGAAAGACGAAGCGATACGAGACTTTCTATCTTCAAGGGGAATCCAATTTCGTGAGCATTTCACTGGCAATAACAAATGGGACGTTGACTTCGGTGTTGCATCTATGGCTCCACTCTTTGGGATTGTACGAGAAGGAAAGTTCGAAAAAAACTCAAACCTGATTCATTTACCTTCCACTGAACGCAGCGAAGGTATGAAAGCGTTAATTAATCAGTTAATTATTTGGAAACCTGATATGAAAAAGAAACAGGCTTCAGATATGGTTATGGCTTTATGGTTCACAGAGTTAGTTATCCGTGAATGGTTAGAAAGAAAAAATTATACCCAACGCTACACAACAAGTCGTTGGCATTCAATGAAACAATTAAACACTAGACAGGTTGTTGATTTAGATGAACTATATGCTGAACAACAATCCGATATGTTCTACAACTAAGGAATTTAGTGGCTCTTAATATTACACAAATAGCAGTTAAAGTTGAAGCGTTAAAACGCCGTAACCTTAGCCGCGATGCCAGAATGGCAGACATCCTAGAAGTACGTAGGGGAAACCTTGTAAACGTATTTCCTGAAATGTTCCCTGAAGGTGCAACCAAGGCTATGGTTGCTAACTTCGTTGACGTGGCAGCAAGAGACGTATCAGAAGTCTTAGCACCACTGCCTTCTTTTAACTGTACAACAACAGATAACTCATCTGACCGTGCAAAAAAATCTGCAGACATCAGAAGCCTTATTGTTAATAACTATGTTCAAGCATCACGTTTACAAACCCAAATGTATCAAGGTGCAGACTGGTACGGAACCTATGGTTTCCTACCTATCATTATTGAAGCCGATTGGGAAAACAACCTTCCACGTATCCGTGTAGAAAACCCACTAGGTGCATATCCAGAATATGACCGTTATGGTCGTGTGGTTTCTTACACTAAACGTTACAAGAAAACTATTGCCGAACTTATTACAGAGTTCTCAGAATTTGAAAAAGAAATCCTTAACGGATATAAAATTAACGAAATTGATATCTATGCTGAAATAGAAATGATTCGTTACGAAGATAAAGATGTTATTCTTTTATATTTACCTGACAGAGGTAATCTAGTTCTTACCAGCGCTGAAAACCCAATGGGTGAAGTGATGGTACGTGTTGCTAAAAGACCTGGAGTTGATGAAGAACCACGCGGTCAGTTTGATGACGTGCTATGGGTTCAAATCGCTCGTGCAAGATTTGCACAGTTAGCAATGGACGCTGCTGAGAAATCAATCAACGCTCCACTTGCTGTACCAAATGATGTACAAGAATTTGCGTTTGGTCCTGATGCAATATTAAGAACTGCTCAACCGCAGAACATTCGCCGTGTAGGCTTAGAGGTTCCACCTGCTGCGTTTCAAGAAGCAGAAATCTTACAACGTGAAATGCGCATTGGTGCAAGATACCCTGAAGGACGTTCAGGTGTTATTGATGCATCAGTTATTACAGGACAAGGTGTGCAAGCACTTCTTGGCGCATTTGACACCCAGGTTAAAACTGGTCAACAGATTTTGTCAGACGTATTTGAAGACGTTATTAAATTATGTCTCAAAATGGATGAAAAAATATTTCCTAAAGAGAAAAGCGTTGTTGCCACATCTGGTGGTGCACGCTACGAATTAACATATGCTCCACGTAAAGACATTCGTGGTGACTATTCTGTACAAGTACGTTACGGTTTGATGTCAGGACTTGACCCAAGCCGTGCACTAATCTTCTCATTGCAAGCATTAGGCGCAGATTTAGTATCAAGAGATTTCGTTATGCGCGAACTACCTTGGTCAATGAATGTTGGTGGGGAACAACAATCAATTGATATACAAAAAATGCGTGACAATTTAAATGCTTCTATTTCTGGACTTGCACAAGCAATTCCACAGTTATCTGCACAGGGACAAGACCCAAGTTCATTAGTTATGAACATTGCTGAAGTAATCAAAGAGCGACAAAAAGGTACTGCAATCGAAGACGCTGTTAAAAAAGTCTTTGCTCCTGCACCTGCTCCTACTGCAGCACCACAAGTTCCCCCTGCTGAGATGACTGCTCCTGTCGGGCAACCCGTCCCTGCTGCCCCAGTTGAAGCGCCTCCAGGGGGTCCTTCTCCAGCACCACAGGGCACACCTGACATAGGAACATTACTTTCACAACTAGCAGGTCAATAATGGCTACAGAAAAAGTTTCAGGTACAGGTAAATACGCTAAACGCGTTGACCAAAATATTTCTAAAAGAACAACTCAACCTATTCGCGATATGGGTTCAACAAAGTATGGCGAAGGTAAACAATTAATGGACCAACAACGAGGAGCAAGTTTGCAAGGACAGCCAACTAATATTCCTAAAGTGAATGTTAATGCACAACCTGTTGGTGCAGGCACTGTTCCTATCACTGCTGAAACTCAAAGACCTAGTGAATCACCTGATACTGGTATGCCTTTTGGTGAAGGTCCTGGTCCTGCAGATATTGGTTTGAATCTTGGAACAGGTGATGTTGATTCACCTCAAAAACAAGACTTAGCAAAATTATCTAACTATTTACCAATGATTGAACGTGCAGCAAACTCAGAAGATGCACCAGAGTCATTAAGAACATTTGTTAAATATCTTAAAGGACAACCTGGACAGATAGCACCTACACAGGAACCATTATCACCTTCACAGGAGATGTAAATGGAAACTCCGCGTTGGGCAACTAATTTTTCTAAGTATTTAACAGCACTTGGTCACGACAATGCAGGACTTGGTTGGGGACTTGTGCACATACCTTCATTAACCAATGAAGACCACGATGAAATCATAAGAATTATAACAACGGAATATAATCAATGAGTTTAATTTCAGATTGGGCAGTTAATACTGCGCGTGGAGTAGGTAATGCTTTTACTACCTATTATAATAAGGTTTCAAAGCCTATTGGTCGTGGTATTAGCACAGGTTTGCTATTAACAGATAAAGATAACCCTCTTTATAAAGATGGTTTTCAATTATCTGATGTTGGTGACACTTATAGACAGTACGCTAAAGATATAAGCCCAGGACAGGCTTTAACATCTGGTTCTGCTGTTGGTGACATCCTTTTTGCACCAATTAAACTTGCAGCAAAGGGTTCACAACTTCTTGGTGTGGATAATGCTCCTACTTTATTCAAAGGTTCTTTTGATGTTTATGATGCTGCGCAACGTAAACAGGCTTTCTCTGACGAATTAACTGGTAGACTTCTAACTGGTGCTATTGATGTTGCTGTAACTTGGTATGCTGACCCACTTTCTAAAGTTGGTAAAGTAGCAAAAGTTGCACGAGGTGGTGGCAAACTACTTGGTAAAGAATTTCAAGGCGTATTAGACCCTAAACTTGGTTTAAAAACTAATTATGCAAGCGAAGGTTGGGATACTTTCTTGAGATACGCTGTACAAGATAGTACAGATTTCTCTAAACTTGTAACACATCGTATTGCACAAAAGTCTTCCAATCCAGAACTTCTTGCTTCTGTATTAAGTGATATTAACGTATCACAATTCAATACTCCTGAACTTATTGCTAAATATGGTTCTGCTGAAGAGGCTGCTGTTGAGGTTGCTAGAACTGTTATGAAAGCAGCAACAGGTGACAAAGCAGCAAAAGCAAAAATATGGAGCAGCCCTAACTTTGCTAAATACGGTGCACAATTAGACAGAGCATCAGGTGAATTAGACCTTTTAAATATTCAACTGAAAGCAGTTAAAGAAGCAGGCGGAGATGTTAATGCCTGGATATCTAAAAATGCTGACGTTAAACTTAAACTTGAAAAAGAAATTGAATCACTTGCATTAGAAGACCCAAAGATTCGCAATGCAATTAACTTAACTTATAATGAAATACTTGGAACTGGTGCATCAAAATTCTCTTCAATAGAGAAACGTCGTGCCATACGTGCTGAGAATCGTAGCAACATACTTGTTCAAGATTTTCCTGCAAAAGGACCTAATGGTCTTGGAATGAAAGTTGTTAGTTTTGCCAGAAGTGAAGTTCCTTCAGGTTGGGTAAAAACTAAAGGTGTTGACTCAACTGGTTCTTCTGGAGAAATTGTTTCCTGGATGAATACTGTTTCTGCTTGGAAAGGCGTAGAAGGAGCAACAAAGAAACGTCTTTTGTTAAAAAAATACGGTGATGCTGCTGATGATTTAACACGCCAAGAAGCCGTTGACGCTATTGAAAAAGAAGGTCTTAGAGACATTGGTGAAAAGTACGGTTTAAATGTTAAATTAACTGATGCTGAAAAATCACAATTTTTACGCGACCTTCCAGGTGTTTCTGCAGATAATCTTAAAACACACGCAGATGTTGTTTATTACACAACTGCAAAAAAACGTCGTGAACTTATAGAAATTATTAAACAAGGTGGCAAAACAGGTTTCGTTGTTGAAGACCAATTGATTATTCCTACTAGACAGTTATCTTCACAACTGGCTACTGGTATTCCAATGATTGATGCTAAAGCATTTGAAAGAATCGCTAAACAACATTTCAAAAATGGTGGAACAAGTTTAGGTATACTTTCAAGAGTTTCAACAGGTTACGATATGTTTAACTATATCTGGAAACCATCTGTTCTTTTACGTCTAGGTTATACTGTTCGTAACGTAACTGAAGGTTCTTTACGTGCTATGGCTCATCTCGGTGCTGCCAGTGAATACTTAAAATATGTTGGATTAAGCCTTAAAGATACTGTTAAAGAGGCTAGATACAGACACATCACTGAGAAAGCATTATTTCGTCAAGCAAATAAAGAATTAGGTTTATCTAAGAATTACGCTACTTTTCCTGAATTAAAAGATATGCAGTCAAAAGATTTAATTGTTGCTCGTGCAGAATTAAATACTGTTACCAATGCTTTAAATTCTGCAAAAGAGAATCTTGCTAAGGCTACATTAAAGTCTCAAAAGGCTACACTTAAAACTAATGTTAGAAAATTAGAAGAAGATTTAAAAGTTAAATCTGCTAATGTTGATAAAAAACTTCAAGAAGCAGCAGATTTTGATGCTAAATATTCAAGAAACGTTCGTGTTCATAAGTTCAGTGGTACATATAATCACGATGGTTTAATGCTTAACGATGCGTTCACAGGCGACCTTGGTTTGTATGCTAATACTACTTCTTCAGCAGCAAAACGTACTGCTGTTGAATTGCAGTCACAGAATGCTATATCTAAAATTCAACTTGATGGTACTTTAATAAGTAAAGGTTTTGGTAAAATTGACCCACCTACTTATGATGCTACTGGTAAGTTAATTGCTACACCTGGTAGAAAAAAAGCATCACCAGAGTACTGGAATGCTGCATTCGTTGTGCAACGTCAATACCGAAATGATGAAGTAACTCGTAGACTTCTTGCTGGTGAATCTGTCGATGACATAGTTGCTGCAGCAAAAACTGATAATAAACTACGCACAGACTTATTAAATAGTGGACAAGATGCTAGTTCTGTAAGGGAATGGGTAGCAAGACAAGAAGTAAACGTTAAGAGTGCTTTTCCTGATGAAGCGTTACGTAAGGAAATGTCTAAACGTGAACTTACTATGAATGAAATTCGTAATACTTTACAAGGTAGAAGTGACCTGTCACCTATTCACGGTGAAATGTTTGGTTTAGATGATGCTAAAACTGTTTGGCAAAAGTATCAAGAAATAACAGCACGTTTATTTAAACGTCTTGGTGCTTTACCTGAAGATGTTATGGTTCGTCATCCTTTATATGCTTCTATTTATCGTAGGTCAATGAATGAATTAGTTGACCGTAAAGTTGCAGAATATGGCAAAGATGCCGTTCAAAAAGGTTTAACAAATGGTGAATTTCGTAATCTAGAACAGACTGCTCACCGTATGGCTAGAAAAGAAATGGAAGCAACTGCTTACACTATTAACAGATATAGTGGACCTACAGCGTTAATGTCTTACGTTTCTCCATTCTTTGCAGCATACGCAAATACTATGCGTACTTGGGGTAGACTAACTTACGAGAATCCAAATGTTCTTGGTCGTGCAAATCTAATATGGAGTGCACCAGACCGTGCAGGTTTTACTGAGAAAGACCCACGTAGTGGTGATACTTGGATTTCTATGCAATTAGGTGAAGTTGTTCCTGATTGGTTAAAGAAATATACTGGTAATAATACTACTATGCAGTTCCCTAAGAACTCTTTAAACTTAATGTTTCAAGGTGAACCTTGGTGGAGTCCAGGTTTTGGTCCTATTGCCCAAGTTCCTGCTTCTGTAATTGTTAAAAACAGTCCAGATATTAATGAACAGTTAAGTGAACAATTTGGTTTCTATGTTCCAGCACGTGGTGTGTTAGATGCTATATTGCCACTTGGTCCAACCGAAAACACAACAGATATTATTCTTTCTTCTCAATTAAGAAGAATGAAATCTTTAATGGCTGGAACTAAAGATAAAGATTATTTAAATCAACTTCAAAGTATTTATGCAACTGAACGTCAAAGATGGCGTGATGGTTTAAGACCTGATGAACCACAGTTTGATGAAATAAGACGTAAGAATGATGCAATGATGACATTACGTTTCGTTGCTTCTTTAACACTTCCTTTCCAACCTAAGTTCACTTCAGAGTATGAACCATACATTAGAATGTGGAATAAATATAAAGCAGAAGGTGAACTTAACGGTCAAACCCCTGCTGAAAGATTCTACAAAGATTATCCAGATTATTTCACTCTTGCCTACTCTGGCAGCAGTTCAACAACTGGTATGGATTTTACAACTAAAGCAGTTTATAATGCTAAAACTAATCGTAATTTAGTTTCAGATATTTATCAAGATAACCCATATTTAATTCAACTTATTACCAATAACGGTCAAGTTGAAAGCGAATTTGACCAAGCAGTATATGTTTGGCAATTAGAGAACTCTCCAGTTCCTGGAAGTAAAGAATCATTTCGTGGTCAATTAGACCCATTGTCTGAAGTTAAAAGACAAGATGTTCGTGCTGGCTGGATTGAATACAATAAATTGTCTAACGCTATTAATGCTCAAATGGAAGCAACTGGTATTACTTCTTTGAACTCTGCTGAAGGTAAACCTCTTGCTGAAATGAAACAAAATGCCATTAAGTTAATTGGGGATAAGTATCCTGAATGGGCAGAAGATAGAATGTCTTTCACTATTGGTAAGTGGAAAGAAACACTTACTGGTATTGATAAGATTTTACAAAATGAAAAGTTTATAAATAGTCTTCCTGAAGATAATAAACCTGGCTGGGCAATGATGCAGGATTATATGGATTCAAGAGATACTTTAATGTTACAACTAGCGCAACGTAAAGAACAAGGTATGAGTGGCACTATCACTTCTAGTGAGAATGCTGATTTGCAAGAACTTTGGGATAATTACGTTACTATTTTAAAGAAAAACAATACGCAATTTTCTTCTTGGTATGACAGATTCCTTGAAGCGGACCCATTGGAGCCAATTAGATAATGACAGTTTCACCTATGCCTCCAGCCCCTAGTGCTGGTGGAAGTTTTGCTACTATGCTTCCAGATTATAATCAAATGGCTGCTAATGCTGCTGGTCAATCTGGTTATGGTAATAAGAAAATTATTAATGGTACAGCAACTGATAAGGCTAGTGTATTAGCAAAGTTTAGACAATCTCGTGGTGCTGCTGACCAAACTGAGTATCAAACCAATGTTGAGATTCTTAAAAGACTTGGTTTAGTTTCAGGTAAGAATCCTTCTAGGTCATCTGTTGAAAAGGGTTATAATAATCTATTAACAGATTTTTATTTGGCTCCTGAAAAAGATTTTAGTTCCTATGTTGGTACAAGATTAACTACGGCACAAACTCAAGGTGTGGGTACTCGTACTAGCGTTTCTCGTCAGCAAAGCACACCTGCTGAAGCAGCGCAAATTCTTACCTCTGCTTTTAGAGATTATCTTGGAGCGCTTCCTGGCGCTAAAGAAGTTACCGCTTTCACTAAAGCATTAGTTAACTTAGAAAAAAATCTTTCTGCAAGAACTGTTACTACTCGTGACGCTGAAGGTAATGCTACAACAACTACTGTTGGTGGTGTTGCTACTAAAGAAGATAGAGAAGCACTAGCATTAGATTTTGTTGGTAAGGCTCTTGAAAAGCAACAGGGTATTCCTAATGCTGGTCCAGCGTTAAATGCTGGTTTAACTGCTATTCGTAAATTTGCTAGTGATTATGGTGTTGTTATTCCTGATGCTGATATTCGTGGTTATGCAATGCAATATTTAAAAGATGGTAAACTTGATTTTATTACCGAAAAATTAAAAAATATTTCTAAAGCAACTTATCCTACCCTTGCACCATTTATTGACCAAGGTGTTAATCCTAGAGAAATTGCTTCACAGTATATGGCTAAGAAAGCACAAATTCTTGAAATTCCTATTGAATCTTTAAATGTTTTTGATAAAGACATTGCTCGTGCTATCAGTGGTCAAACTTTAGAAACTTTAGGAGATTTTGAAAACAGAATGCGTCAAAGTCCATTATGGCAATATACTAAAAATGCTGCAGAAAAAGGTGCTAATTTTATTAATAATATTCTTTCTAGATTTGGGATGGTATAAATGGCATCTGGCGTAGTTCCTCCAAAACCTGTTAAGCCAACAACAACTAAAACATCTACAACTACTAAGGGTACGACTATACCTTCAGGTAGTATCGCTCAACCAAGACCTACAACTCCTAAAACTCCCTTTGACCCAGCAAGTTTAACTAAGTCAAATAAACAAATTGTTCAAACAATTCAACAACGTAATATTTCTGGTAATACTGCTAATCTTGGTGGAGGTACTGGAACTGGATTACAAACTAATAATAAACCATTAACTTTTAAAGATGTTGACAATGGTGATGGAACAATTACTAGAACATATAGTGATGGTTCTGTTGAAATTTTTAGTGGTGGTCGAGGTGCAGGTGCAAATACTGATTCTGCTACTTCTGAACTTTTAAGAAGAGATGAAGCAAATCGTGTAAGTGCTTTTAAAGTATTACAAGATACTTTTAACGCTTATGGTTTAGGTTCACTTGTTCCAGTTATTAGAACATTTATGGAACAAGGTTTATCTGATGATGAAGCAGTTATTCAACTTCGTCAAACCCCAGAATATAAACAAAGATTTCTTGGCAACGAAGGTCGTAGAGCAAAAGGTTTATATGCTTATTCAGAAGCAGAATACCTTCAAGCAGAACAAACCTATCGTGACCTTCTTGCACAATCAGGTTTAGAAACTTTAGCAGGTGCTGATACCTTTTCAAAACTTATTGGTGGTGCTGTTTCCCCTGCTGAAACACAAGCACGTATCCAAGATGTGTTTAATAAAATTGATAACGCTGACCCACAACTTCGTGAACAAATCGGTGGTTATCTAACAGGTTATGGTATTGGTGACCCTAATGTTCAACGTACACAATTAGCATCAGCATTGTTGATGGGTGGAACTTCAGCCCAAGATTTGGTACGTAATATCGAGAAAGCACAGATTAAAACTGCTGCATTAACTTCTGGTATGACATTGGCTGAAGAAAATATTTCAAGTTTACAAAAGCAGTTAGAAACAGCAAAAACATATGATGTGTATGGTACCTCTAAAAAGGCTTTTGGTGAACTTGCTCAAACAATGCCAACTACTGAAAAACTTGCAAACATTTACGCTGAAGATACAACTAATCTTTCTAGTGAACTTCAACAAGAAGCATTCTTTGGTTTACAATCACAGCGTCGTAAAAAACTTCAAGAGAAAGAAAAAGCCACATTTGGTGGTAGTGCAGGTACTTCAACTGCATCATTAGCGCAGCAATCAACAGGCGCCATTTAAGCCCTCAGTAGGACCGACCAGCCCCTACGAGAGTAACAAGACTGGTAGCAAGAGCCACTTAAATCCCCCCAGGTTTAGCGTGAGGCTTGCGACTAACAAAAATAGAATGGGAGCGTTGCGATGAGCAACACATATCAAGAATGGGATGATGACGATGAAGATGTTATTCAAAGTCAACAATCTGAAAGCGATTTATTAAAACAACTTCGCAAGGAGTTGAAAATTAAATCAAAAGTTCTTTCCGAAATGGAAGGTCAACTTTCTTCAATTAAGACTGAGCAACGTCAAAACGTTATCAAGTCTGTTCTTGAAAGCAAGGGCGTTAGTCCAAAAATAGCAAAATTTATTCCAGCCGATATTGATGCTTCACCTGAAGCGGTAAATAATTGGATTGCGGATAATGCTGATGTTTTTGGCTTAACAGTACAAACGCCCGCTGATGTGCAACCTGATTTGGCTGCACTCAGACAAATTGATGCTGTTACTGCTAATGCCCAGTCTCCTGCTGGCTTGGATGATTTGTATTTGAGATTACAGAATGCAGAATCTGCTGATGAAATCACAAGTATGATTTTCCAACAAGGTGGAGAGATTTAGGCTCTAACTACTAACTAAGGAAATAACCGAAATGGCAGAAAACTACTCCGCGCTGTCTGCGGGTTCTGCAGCAACTAACGGTGGTCTTGGTGGCGGTCAATATTCAAGTGCTAATAACGTAGGAACCTTCACACCGTCAAACGGTGCAGGTCTTGTACAAAAAGCATACGACCGTCTAGTTGAGTTTGCTTTACGCGCTCAACCATTACTACGTTCAGTCGCCGACAAACGCCCAGCGCGTCAATCAATGCCTGGTTCATCCATTGTATTTCAAATTTACAATGATATGTCCAAGGCAACAACTGCTTTATCAGAACAAGTTGACCCAGATTCAGTAGCGATTGGTACACCAACTGCTGTAACCGTAACTCTTAACGAATACGGTAACGCAGTTTTAACCACACGCAAACTGCAATTGATGTCACTTGCTGAAGTTGACCCAGCAATTGCAAACATTGTTGCGTTCAATATGGCAGATTCTATCGACGAAATTGTTCAAACCGAACTTCGCGGTGGAACAAACGTAATCTACGCAAGCAACGCATCAGGCACACGCGCAACAGCAACAACTAACGTTACTGGCGCTCACACTTTGAAAGCAGCAGACATTCGTCTTGCTGTTGCAAAGTTACGTGCAGGTAAAGCAGTTGCTCGTAAAGGTTCCCTATACTGGTGTGCAATACATCCAGAAGTTTCACACGACTTACGTGCCGAAACTGGTTCAGGTGCTTGGAGATTACCTCACGAATACCAATCAAATGCTGAAATTTGGGCAGGAGAAATTGGAACATTCGAAGGTGCTTACTTCATCGAATCACCACGCTTGTACAACGCTACCGATGGTGGCTCAAGTGCACGCGTATTCCGTACATTACTTGCTGGTCAACAAGCACTTGCTGAAGCAGTTGCTGAAGAACCACACGTAGTTATTGGAAACGTAACTGACAAATTGATGCGCTTGCGCCCAATTGGTTGGTACGGTGTATTAGGATTCAAACGTTACCGTGAAGAAGCCTTATACAGAATTGAATCATCTTCAAGCATTAACGCTTCATAGTTAGATTCAAATCAAGATTAAAGCCCCTGGGCAACTGGGGGCTTTACCTATTAGGAGTTTAAATTGCCAAAGTTTTTTCCACCAACGATTGCTGAAGGACCAGCAGGGTTTGGTTTATTCTATCGGTACAAGTTAGACCGTGGGATTAGTGTGTTAAAAATTGGTAATAAGTATTATAAAATTAGAGTTCCATCTACTGACCAAATTGATTCTTCTAGTGAATATTATGCAGGAGGACACGAACACGATGTTACGTCAGACCAAAAGACTGCGCTCATTGCTGCTGGCATCGGCATTACTGAAAGTAACTTTGAAGGATGATAGAGAACATTCTTGTAGCAGGTGCGACTGCAAGTGCAATTGCTTCTGTGTTTTTTGTGATTGCTCCAACAGTTCGAAAGACTCGTTCTATGATGGAATGGTTGGAAAAATTTCGTCGCGATTGGGAAGGCGAGCCTGGTGGTCCAGGTAGGGATGCTGTTCCTGGTGTGATGGAAAGATTGAATAGACTTGACGGTGAGTTAAGTAATAATGGTGGTTCTTCTATGAAGGATGCTATTGAAAGAATTGAAAAGATTTTGGGGACTAAATGAGTTTACATAGAGAGCGTACACATCCTGATTTTGTTGAAGGATGTTTTGGCTGTAAGGCTTCAACACTTGATTTGAATCCAGGTGAAGCATCAAGTAGGATGGATATGTCCGCTAAAAAGTGGGATAATGAACTTGCGTTATATCGTACGGCTAGAGCACAGGGTATTCAACCTGATACTACTAAAACCAAAGATATACGTAGGGCAATAGATGTATCAAACAAAACAGGAATAGCATACGGAGCATAATATGATGTACGGTAAAAAAATGCCTAAAGGCAAAAAGATGATGGATATGAAAAAAATGGATTCAAAGAAAAAATCAATGGTTAAAATGAAAAGAACAGGAAAGAAGAAATAATATGTGTACAACTTGTGGATGTAACTATCCTAACCTAGAACACGCGATGGCTAACGCTAAAGGTAATAACCCAATGGGTATGCCAATAGCACCAAAGCCATCTAGCATTGTTAAAGCAACACCTAAGAAACCGAAAGGAAAATAATGAAAGAATACGGAATGGGTGGCGGAAAGCCAAAAGTTGCTAAGAAAGCAACTCCTGTAAAAGTTAAGTCAAGCACAATTGGTGCTATTAAAAAAACTGGTATGACAAAAGCACTAGGAAACATCACACCAGCACAACGTAAGAACGCTGCATATATGACAGGCTTAAAACGTATGTACGGTGCTGCAAGGGTTAATAAGGCTCTTGGAATAACAGGTGGTTCTCCAGTTAAATTTGGTGGAGGTTCAGGTCGCAGAACACAGTCTTCTCCAGTTAAGTTTGGTGGAGGACAAGGTATGAGAAATACCGCAAAGAAAACTGTTGCTGCTAAAACTAAAAAATATAACTTAGGTGGCGGAACTACAGTTCCAAGAGATATGCAACCAAAGCGTGCAAAAAGTGGAAAGACTTTTAAAGAAAAGTTTTACACAAAGACCAAGAAGTTTGGAACACCTAACTAAATGCCTAAATCACCTGCTTGGACACGTAAAGAAGGCAAGAACCCTAGAGGTGGTTTAAACGCTAAAGGGCGTGCATCCTACAAAGGCGGCACGCTCAAAGCACCTGTTAAAAGTGGTGACAATCCACGTAGAGCATCTTTCTTGGCTCGTATGGGCAATATGCCTGGACCTGAACGTAAACCTAATGGGGACCCAACAAGGTTACTTCTTTCATTACAAGCCTGGGGTGCTTCATCTAAATCTGATGCACGCGCTAAGGCTGCAGCGATTTCTAAACGTAACAAGGGGAAAAAGAAATGAAAAAGAAAACAGCATTTTGGGATAAGAAGAACCCTAAGAAAACTTCTAAAAAATTAACACCTTCACAGATTAAAAATGCTAAGGCTCGTGCTAAGGCTGCTGGTAGAAAGTATCCAAACCTAGTAGATAACGCTGCTGTAGCAAGAAAGAAGAAATAATGGCTGGTAGATATAATATGGTCTGTGACCAGGGTTCTACTTTTAGTTTAGTTTTTACAATTAAAACTGATGGTACTGCCTGGAATTTAGTTGGCAACTATACAGCCAAAATGCAAGTACGTTCTTTCCTTAACGCTGATACTGTTCTTATTGAATTGACCACTGCTAATAGTAGAATATCTTTCTCAGCAGGTGGTACTGTAACTTTATCTTTAACTGCAGCAAATACAACAGATATAATTGCTGGTCGTCATACTTATGATTTAGAATTAACTCAAACTAGCACAAGTGTTGTGACTAGAGTTCTTGAAGGAAAGTTTGTTGTCAGAGGAGAGGTTACTCGCTAAATGGCAACAGAGATTACGATTCAGGAAACTATTAGTGAGGTTAGTGTTACTGACCCTAATAATATTCTTATTGAAGTTGATGGTACACAAGGACCTATTGGTCCTCAAGGTGTTACTGGTCCTACTGGTTCTATTGGTATCACTGGTCCTTCTATTACTGGTTCCACTGGTGCTACTGGTGGTACAGGTCCAACTGGTCCTACTGGTGTTACTGGCAGTACAGGTTCTACTGGTTCAACAGGTCCTACTGGCGATACTGGTGTAACTGGACCTACTGGTTCTACTGGAAGTACTGGAAGTACTGGTCCAACTGGTTCTCAGGGTGTGCAAGGTATTACTGGACCAACAGGTTCTACAGGTAGCACAGGTGCTACTGGACCTACAGGTTCACAAGGTATTCAAGGTATTACAGGTTCCACTGGAAGTACAGGACCTACAGGTCCTACAGGTGTAACTGGTTCTACTGGTGCTCAAGGTATTCAAGGTGTGACTGGTGAAACTGGCGCTACAGGTGCCACAGGTATTACTGGTCCTACAGGTCCTCAAGGCATTCAAGGTATCCAAGGGGTAACAGGAGTAACTGGTTCTACAGGTGCTACTGGCTCAACTGGTTCCACAGGACCTACAGGTGTTACTGGTGCTGACTCAACTGTTGCAGGTCCTACTGGTGCTACTGGACCGACAGGTCAAGATGGTTTTCTTGGTGGTACAGGTCCTACTGGTGCAACAGGTCCTACAGGTTTAAATGGTCCTACAGGTGCAGGTGTTACTGGCGCTACTGGTCCTACTGCTGTAGAGATTGGTAATACTGCTCCAGCAGATGAAGACTTTTTATGGGTTGATACAAGTATCACACCAGTTTATATTGTTCCACAAGGTGGAACTACTGGACAGTACTTGGAGAAAAAATCTAATGTTGATTATGATGCTCAGTGGCGCGAATCACCACTTAATCCTATGTTGTTCGGAGGAATGTAAATGGCTGGTTTGTTAAAATATTATGATAGCGTTTCTTCTACTTGGGTCCCTATTCTTGCTGGACCAACAGGACCATCAGGACCTACAGGAAGTACTGGACCAACAGGTTCTACTGGTTCACAAGGTAATCCAGAGTTCAGTCACACTTTACTATTAGGTGGAATGTAACAAAAAACATATTGGGGCGATATGAAAATAGCAGTATACGCAATTGCTTTAAATGAAGAGAAACACGTTCATCGTTGGTTGGAAGCAACCAAGGATGCTGATGTAAGACTGGTTGCTGATACTGGTTCAACAGATAGAACAGTTCAATTATTACAAGGGGCACCTAATGTTATTGTTCATCAAATCAGTGTTAAGCCGTTCAGGTTTGATGATGCGCGTAATGCTGCTCTTGCTTTGTTACCTACTGATGTTGATATGTGTCTTTCCTTGGATATGGATGAGATTCCGCAAGATGGATTCTTTGATGTCGTAAGACAGAAATGGACACCTGGTGTTAACCGTATTTGGTTAACTTGGGAAACAGGATACGAATGGCAAAACAATAATCGTTTCCATTCAAGACACGGTTACCGTTGGATTAAACCTTGCCACGAGGTCACAGAATATTATGGTGACTTTTTTGGTGGCGAAGAGAAAAGTATTACTTTAAATTTAACTGTTAGACATAGACCTGATGATTCTAAATCAAGGTCACAGTATCTTCCTATGTTAAAGATGGCTGTTGCTGAAACACCTAACGATGCAAGAATGTGGGCTTACCTTACTAGGGAATATTATTTTCACCAAAAGTGGAGAGAAACTATTGAGTCTGCTGAGGAAACACTTAAAGCAGGTGGTTGGTATATTGAACGTTCTGCTTCCTGTAGGGCTGCTGGTGAAGCATTTATGCATCTTAATAACAAAGAGATGGCTAGGGACTGGTTTGTTAAAAGTGTTAAGGAAGCACCTGACCAACTTGAGGCTTGGTTTTCTTTAGCCCAATTTAATTACCAGATAAAGAATTGGCAAGGATGCTGGGACTCAGCAATAAAGGTTAATACTTTAACTAAAGAAAAACATTATCTGATTATTGATGATGTTTGGAATTGGAAATGTTTTGATTTACTAGCCATCGCTGGTTGGTATTTAAATAAAAAAGATGAAGCAATTGAGTACGCAGTAAAAGCAATACAAGGAAACCCTAAAGAACAAAGATTGATAGATAACTTGGAATGGATGCAAAACAATAATGCCAACGTTTAAAGAAATGGTTGATGAGGTAGCGTTAAACCTTCAAGGTTTTACTT